TTACAAATTTATATACTCTTCATATATTCTCTCTAAATCTCTTTCTGAAAGATTTCGTTTTTCTGCTACTTCCCTAATTAACGTGATCTCATGGTACATCGCTTCAGAGAGAATCTCTTTTTGTATTTTTTTCTTAATTTCCACATAAAAACCCGCTAAAAGATCATTGGATATTTGCTCATATAAAGACATGTATACTCTCCCCCTCTATAAATATTGATATATCAGCGGCCTAATTTTTTCAAACCGCCTATCAGTACCATACAAACTTTTTATCCTGTGCTATAAATTTAATTGATTCAGCTGCTTTTTGTTGTTTGAACCCATCCATATACGGTCTTAATTCTTTAGAACTATTTTTTCTCTGTTAATTTTCGAATTGTGTTTAACCTATAATATCAACTCATTATGTATTTTTAAGCATATTGATATTTTGTTCTTACTTTATCAACAGATAGTATATTAGTTAATTTCAACGTTCTAACTTGTTGTTTTTTCATACAATACACCAATATACGATCTTCATATATCTTTCTGACAATTACAGTTCTTTGAGAGAAATCTCCTGAAGCGTTTAAATAAATTAATTCAATTGGTATTTTTTGATTGAATGAGTATGTAAGTAAATGATTCATAAAACGACCTCCACAAGAACGTTTGTTTGCATAAATTATAGAACGTCCATTCTATTTCGTCAACAAACCAGAAACTTAACCATTTACAGTTGTTGCATGAAATTGGTATGATTTAGGCATTATACCAATTTAATTTTAAGGAGTGGATTTTTTGTTAAACGCATTAGAAGTGATACTATTTCTAGTATCTATTGTGTCAATTATCGTTCTAATTATAGGCTTATTCATGCCTAAAATTGTATTAAGAGGAGAAAAAATCAATCGTTTACGAGTGGTAAAAATTTATCTTTCTACAGCTCTAATTTCATTTATTGTATGTATGGTATTTATTAATCTAGATCCCGCTCGCAAAAGCTCTGGTACCAAAGAAACCGTGACTCAAGAAGAATTTGTTTCCTACGCTAAAAATATTAGAGGCGCAAGCTTCGTAAAAGAAATGAAAGTAAATAATAATCAAGCTGAAATTACTTTCTACGATTCATTTGAATCTTATAAAACTGGTAACCCTGACAATAAATTAGATGATGAAGCATATAAACAATACTTTTCAACGGGACATACAATTGAAAAATTATTAGTAAGCGAACCAACTAGACTACTAAGACAATTCCCAACTTTAAGCACTGTAAAGATGACAATACCATTTGAAGGGAAAACATACAGTATAAATTTAGATAGAAAAGAATTAAATTCTTACATTGGGTATAAAATAGAGAATTTAAAAACTGAAGATAAATCTTGGCAACAGAAGTTTGATAAGCCTTATGTTTATGACAAAGACAAGCGCAGTGCATTCTTCAAAAAGTTTGTTACTATTAAATAATAAAAATCCAAAGTCTCTCTTATACAAGTGGGACTTTGTCTACTACTCTTAAGGAGGGGTTTTCATGAGTTATGATACGATTGCATCACTACAACGCATGCAGCAATTAGAACAAGCTCAGGCTGCAGCGGGAAAAAGATTAGTATTACAGAGAGATCATAAAACTGATAATATACTAGCTGCACTTGCAATTATCTTAGCTATTCCAACATTTTGTTTATCGCTTATATTAGGAGTTATTATTTACTATATAAGAGAATTCACATGCAAAACATACTTAGTTAAAAATGTAGCTACAGGCGAAAAATTTCATGTGGATAAGCAAGAATTTAAAGAATATAAAAGGAATTTTAAGAAGAAGAAAAAACAAGTTAGAAGAATTTCTGATTTATAATAAAAATCCCCCTCTAAATATAGAAGGGGATTTTTTAAAATATATGTTGGAGAACTCTTTTTCGATAACACTACATCACATAAGCAACAATGTAGTAAAAGTTTAGAACAAACAGTGCGCTATCAAAAAACAACATGTAAAATATACAATATTTAAATGTATAATGTCAATATTTTCTTATTTAATTTCTACATAATAAGAACTAGCTGTAATATAGAACACATTACCTTTACTATTCTTCACTTTATACTGCTGCGAGCCATTTACAGATACTTTATCAAGGATTGTAAATCCTAATCCTTCATCCACAGTTCCTGCAACATCTCTATCAGCCCAGGAAGCTTTTGAATAGAATCGTAAGTCATTCACTTTAGAAACTACACGTTTGCCTTCCACAGATGACGATTCTTCTTTATAGCGAATGTATGATGAATCATTATAAACCCACTGATTTCCTCCAAGATTCAACCAGTTTCCTACTTTACCCCAGACTTTATATGATCCACCTTTTTGTAATTTACGAATAACACTATTTGTTGTGGATGGACCAGAACGAAGGTTTACATTGTATCCATCAACATACGCTACTCCCACTTCGTTAATAACACCAGGTACTTCATTTGGTTGCTGTGGCTTTGGTTTAACCGTAACTGTTTCGCCTTCATACGCCTTTTGGACGTCCGCTCTAAATTGTGATTCTGATACACCATGACTGCGAAGATAGTCAATCGGATCTTCGTGATCTGTGCCACCAAGCTTATACGTAATGTCTTTATGCGTCCACAATCCAATGGATGGATGAATATTTCTATCTTTTAAAATTTTAGCAAGTAGCTTCACATATCTCTCATAGGATTTTTTAAATTTAGTAGGATCACTAGTTTCAGAGAGCTCTACATGAACAAATCGTTTATTGGCTGCTGGGCCTGCTCCCCATGCTTGATACTTAGTAGAAGCAATTTGAATTGTTTCATCCCAATCTGTCGCATAATGTACAAATGCAGAACGCCATGTTCTTGCTTCATAGTTTCGGATATTAATAGCAGGTGCTTCAGGAGTCGCTGTAGAATGTGCTACTACACCTTCATACGCTCCATATCCATTGCGATATTCAACTTTAGGTAACCCTGGAATAATCATTTCTCGATCAGCAAAAACACTACCTGTTGAAGTAAATGCAATGATAGCTGCCGTAGAAATTGAGGCTAATAATTTAATAGATTTTTTCATTTGTCGTCACCATTCCCCATAATTTTTTGTTTAATATCTGAAACATCCTTTGCAAGTGAACCAAATGCTTTTGCCTGTTCTTCGATGACTGCCTGGTTTTTTTCGATTACTTTTTGATACTGTTCTTCACGCTGTTCATTCTTTTTTTGCGTAGTAAAAAGCATCCACACAAATAACGCTGCGAATGCTCCTTGTTGAATCATTGAATTAAAAATCTGTTCCTCCACTGTTCTCTTCCTCCTTTTAGCAAAATAAAAAAGACCAGCTTATATCTGCTGCTCTGGTTTCTTATTTCTTATTTTTCTAACATTACATCAAATGTTGAATGTAGCTGACATGTGGACAGTAGCATTTGTAGATAACCCTTGCAATACCATTCCGCCATCACCTTTAATTGTCAATTCAACTGATTTCGACACTGATGCATCTTGGACAGGAAATACCATGTCTTGAATAGGACGGAAACCGACTGGTAAAGTAGCGAAAGTCATCCCGTTTGTAGCGTTTGCGACTGATCCGGTAATTGTAACTATACCGTTGACCTTTTTGTATCGCATTGGACGACCGCCAACACTACCAAATGATGTGGATAAAGTAGTCCAGTCTGTATCTGTTGCTTGTTTGATAGTACCATCTGGCCTGATTTCAACTCGCTTTGACCAATCCCAACCATCTCCTTGCTCTTCTGTTGAAGGTGCAATAATAAGGGCCCCTTGTGCTCCCTTGTGAAGAACTGTTTTAAACGAGCGGCTACCTAATACAATTGCATTATCGCTCTTAAATTCAAGAACTCCACTTATGATGTCGCCAGCTTTCTTAACAAGGTTTGTATTAGCAGAAACGCTAAACGTTTTATTGTTACGATTATAGTCCCAAACACCTTGATCGCCCTTAACATCCCTAATCCCATAATATCCATCGCCAGTTTGGTAGAAGTTGAGCTCTTCCACTCCTGCCGTAGAGAATGCTATTTTATTCGTCTTGTCTGTACTTGACCTGTCAAACAAAAGATTACCAGGCATGGTGTCTCCACTTTTCTTAACGACATCCATTGTATTTAATTTTCTCTGTAACTCGTCTATCGTTTTCTTAAGAATCTCAAAATCAGAAATATAATTTTCGATCTTAATATTTCCTTCTTTCACATCACGTCTTAATGTAATACGAATGTCTGGTGTACTCATCCGTTCGTTACTTTTTTCGAATACAAAATAAGCCGTCCAATCATCCGATGTGGAAACAGCTTGTGAGGGCAACGTGTATACAAATACGCCATTCTTTGCATCAACTATTTGGGCATCATCTCGAATAAATACTCCTGTATGATTTGTCGCTTCATATTTAACCGCATATCCTGTTAAATCAAGCTTTATTCCTTTTTCTCTTGCGTAAACAGTAATCTTCAATCCGTTTTTGTCATTTTGACGTGAACGAATTGTTTTTGTAAAAACAGGATCTGCTAAATCTATAATAATTTCCTCATTTCGCATGACTACACCCCTTTCTAGCTACTCCTTTTTACGTGTCTAGGCGGTCTTCTCTGACGTTTTACTCTATTCCTATGCTTTATATTCCCTTTAGGTTTTAATGACTCTAATTCTTCCAATCTAGCATCTGTTTTTATCACATGCTCTTGAAATGCGCTCGTCAATTGTGAAAGCATTCCGTATAAGCCTACACCATTTTCTTTTGCTTCTTTTGGAATAACTAAACCATAATGTGTAGGGATTGCATCTGTAGTAATCGTTGGCTCTCCTTCTTTACGATTCATACGCATCTCATACAGTTTTGGAATATCATTTTTCAAATTGTACTGTTTAATTTCCCATTCCATTACTTTTTCAAGTGCACTGAATGCAATAGGCCGGATATTGGTTTTATATGTTTCTTTTGAAGAAACTTTGAAATCTGAAGCGATTATCCCATGATAATACGATCCAAGAGCTGTCTTTATTTGAATATAACCATTTTCGTAACTCGAATTTCGTATCATCGCATTTGGAAGTACGATATCTGTATCTCCTCCAGATGACACTCCAATACTCGCAATCCAATTGTCATTACGATAAAAGCGAAACTGATCTTTGACTTTAAACCTCATATCACTTTGAGCATTTAGGACAATCGTTTTGTCAGCATCAAGCATTGCATTCCCTGTTTGCGAAAAGTATAAAGAAGCTGCATTCAAGTATCCATTGCCCTCGAGTCCTTTTGTAATTCCGATTCCACCAGACTTAACGCTCGTATCTGAGAATTGGTACACCATAATAGCACCATTTGCCCCTGTGGAATCTGAATCTCCACCTAAAATAAGAGTTGGTTGTATTTCATTTCTACTATTTTTGTAATACCCTACAAACACCCTTGTTTTAGATGACTCATACAAGCGTATGAATTGCTTTGAAATATTTACATAGTTGACACTATCTGAAGTTCGTAATGTTGCACCTGTTATTTCTCCACCTTGCACAAGATTTCCACTCAACGTACCTGCAGTAATAAAATCAGCAACAATTCTGCCGTCACTTGTAATGGCAGTTCCATATGGGCCATTCACACCTGTGGAAGAATACCCTAATCCATTCAAGTTCCATTGCCAAACCTTTTTCGCACTCTTTTCATCTTTCGTATCCATAATTAAAATACGATCTGGATAAACACGGACATGTCCTCCGAACCCAGAATTAATAAGGCTTGTAGCATTTGCTTTTGCTGCATCCAAAATAGACCCTGGCATATTGGACAACTCTTCTTGTACCAAATCAACCTTACCGGAAACGTCTGTAAAGGATTCTTTGAAGTTACCAATGGTTATATCCAGATACTCTTTTTTTATTGGATCATATTTATAAGCAATTACCTTCGCCTTTATATCAATACCATCTTCTTGATGCTCAACCGTAACCGTATCTGCCATATAAACACTCTGTAAATGCTTATAATCCTTATACTCTTCCGTTTGTGATAACTCCTGAAACTTAACGTTATAATTTGCTTTAGGCTGATCAACCTTTTGAATAGCAAACATATCCTTCGCTGCCTGACGTAATAACCTATATGCTTCTTCTAACGGAACTGCATCTTCATCGTCAGCATTTTCACCAATAGCTGCTTTAATATGTTTAAATTCAACCACTTTAATTTTAGGATGAGGATACTTATTTATAAGTGGGCTATCCACATACTTTTCAGGAAGAAATAACCCATCAAAACCTTGTGGCATGATTCTAGTTATGGGACTTTTCCAATCAACATTTCCCTCGTATCCAAGCAAATCTTTTTTATGCCGAATCACTACTCCACGATCCATACCGCGATTTAGTAGCATCTTCACATCAAAATTATCTCGTTTTAATTCGCCACCCCAACGATTAACAAATGAATTGTCTTGACTAGAATCCAATAATGCTTCCACAGGATTTTTACGGACAATACGTGCACTGGCTATCTTTGGTACATCTGAATAAAACTGAAAAGGATGCTTGTATTGGCATCCTGCTGACATACGATTCATAGCTCCATTACCATTTGCTGTTTCAGCAAAAATGTCTTCAATTAGATTTTCTGTTAAGTCATAAAAAATGTGATAACATTGCGCTGTAATCTCACCCATACTGACTTTAGGAGCTGCCACTCGAAATAGTTGTTCACCATCAGGAGTTGGAACTTTAATAATGCTCATTCCCTCTATTTCCAGACCACGTGGTGCAAACAATGGATAACTGAATGAAAATAAAAATAAACCATTGAGTTCTTCCTCAACAGTTGCGTTATAAATATTTTTATCTAAAGCCCCTATACCATTGTGTGTAAAATCAGTCTCATTTGGTTTATATAAAGTAATCATTTATATCTCCACCTAGGTCGAATTTCCATAAATTGAATTGCTCCTGACCACTCTATTTTATTTTCTCCGATGTTGAATATAGGGAACTGCCCAACCATTTTATTATTCATTGATATGGTATCGGTATATGCTTCAAGTATTTCTGAGTCTACGACAACAGAACCATTCACATCTTTTATTTGAAAAGAGACGTCATTGATTGTTATACGGAAAGTACCATTTCCCACAATCCAAAACTTAGGATCAGATTCAATTGTACCTGGATTATAAATCACACCAGGTTTGGTGAGCTTCAGATTTACATCCTCTGTATATTCAAAGGGATCTAGCTTAAAATCCACTTCAAATTCACCGTGTTCTTCAATTTCATTTACAATATCACCTACTACAACATGTTTAATTTTTCGATACACATCATCATCAGTAAAATATAATGTTTTTCCATTTATCAACCACGACTTCATACGTCGCACTAACGGCTTAATATTCTCTTCTTCAAGCATATTGAACTTTATTTTTAAAGGAACGTCTTTAAACGCCCCTTTTTTTGTAAGTGAACCATGTCTACCAGACACTTCAATATGTTCTACTTCTTGTTCTGCTGTAGGAATAACAGGGCGCTCTACCATACATATTCCATAGTCACTTGCTAACTGATTATCGATACCTATGTCTAGCAATTTAAGTCCTCCCTATTCCTATTTTTGAATTACGCCCTTTTTGAGCAAGTGCATCATCTATTTTTCCGACCATACGGTCGATATCACGATCATCCCTCACTGAAGGATTATAAATATTAATTACAGTTGGTTCAGTAGACATCGTTGCTGCAATCCCTTCACCAATCTCACCTAATGTCTTTTTATTCAACGGTAAAACTGCTTCTCGCCCCGCTTCTCCTGCACCTTGCAACTGACCATTACTCATACCGAAAATGGTAGGTCTAGTAAAGATACCTCCTTTTGCACGCCATTGCACATCGATCCCAGATGGGAAAGTAATGTCTTTACCCAAAATATTTTTCGTACTAGTTTGCAGGCTGAAGTGTGGCATTTTAGGCATTTCCGGTTTCGGAATCTTTAATTTCAAATCACTGAAAAACCCTTTGATTTTATCAATGAATCCCTTTACTTTATCTACCGCATCTTTTATCGGATCAACGATAAATCTCTTTGCTGCATCAAATTTTTCTTGCGCTGCATTCTTTACAGAATCAAATTTTTCCCTTGCCGTATTGTACATATCATTGAACTTCTCTTTTGCAGCATTATAAGCTGAAATCACTGGATCAATAATATATTTATAAACTAGATTCCATGCCGTAAGTGTATAAGATTGGATTTTCGCCCAATTACCTAGTATCCAATTCGCTAAATCATTCAATTTTTCTTTCGTTGCATTCCACAATTCTTGAACAGGCTGAATGACATATTGTTTTACTAAATCCCACGCTGCAGAAGTATACGATTTCACTGTCTCCCACTGTGAATGTAACCAAGAAACAAGCGCACCGATCTGTTCTTTAACCCAATCCCATGCTTCTTGAACAGGTTGAGTAATATATTGTTTAAATAAGCCCCAAGCAACTTGTGCAGCAGCCTTTATAAGTTCCCACTGCGTACTAAGCCATGTGACTAATTCGCCAATTTTTGCACTTATCCAATCATACGCTTCCTGAATCGGCTGTATAATATATTGAGATATTGCCGCCCATGCAATTTGTGCCCCTGCTTGAATGAGTAGCCAACCTGCTTCTAAAACTGTTGAAACTGCTGAAATAATCGGATCTAAAACTGTGAGTATTGTATCCCAGGTTTCTTGCCAAGCTGTCTTTAATTGATCCCAAATAGAAGTTGCCGTTTCAACAATACCAGTCCACAATCCACTGAAAAATTCACCTAAAGGAGACAATATACTATCTGCTAATTCAATGAATGAAGACCACGATTCTGAAAAATAATCAGTAATACCTGTCCAAATTTCAGATGCCGTATCAGAAATTCCAGTCCATAGATCAGCGAAAAATTGACCGATAGGTTCAAAGAACTCATTTGCCATATTTAAAAAATCTGACCAAGCTCCAGAAAAATAATCAACTGTGGATGACCAAGCATCTTCACAAGTTTGAACTATGCTATCCCACAATTCACCAAACCAATCTTTAAATTGTGACCACTTTTCAGAAAGCCAATCCGTTATGGCACCCCAGTTTTTTATTAACATGATAATACCAGTTATCACTAAGGAAACTGCTGCAATGGTAGCTATCACAGGTAAAAACGCCAGATTTAACGCACCAAATGAAACAGCGAGAGCTGCTACAATTGGTGTTAAAATAATAAACGCCGTACTTAATGCACCCATCACGATTAAAAGCGTTTGATCGGCTTCGGACAATTTACTAAACCAATCCATTACAGATTTAACTCCATCAACAATTGGAGGTAAAATATCTTTAGCTAATTCTGCAAATTTCTTTCCAAGTGGTTCTAACGCAGCTTGCGTTTCTCTTAGTGCTTTTTGAAATTGCTGTCCCAAAGATTCTTCCTGAAGTTTCTTCATTTCATCCATACGTCCAGTTACATCACCAAGACCACCATGTACATTATTTAGACTAAGGACAGCTTCAGCGCCCATGTCTTCCCATTTCACGCCAAATAAAGCAACACCAATCTGGTTTGCTTTTACTTTGTCATCCATCTTTTGAAGATCACCTAACACAGCATTAAAAACATCAGCTGCAGTTCCCTTACCTTCATTGAATGACTTCCATACTTTTTGTGTCTCTTCAGATAAATCGCCAAATCCTTCTGATACACCTTTCGAACCATCTTGTACACGGATACCAAATTCTTTCACTAGGTCATTGATATAATCTAAGTTATACGAACCACTTTTTGTTCCATTTGCTAAAATCGTAAACATTTCTTGAGCACTAAAACCACCTTGTTTGAATAAAGGCGCATATTCAGATAAATTATCAAATAATTCATCCGAATAATTTAAACCTTCTTGAGCACCGGCAGCAAGTAAATCAAATGTTTCTTGTGTAGATAAACCAAATTGGCTCATTAATTGTCCTGCACCACGTGTCGCTTCGTTTAAATCCACATCATAAACTTTAGCTAGTGTTAGAACATCTTCCGACGCCATTTGAAGCTCGTCATACGGAACATCACGCATATTTTGATAGACTTTTATCAGTGCATTATCTACCTCTTCAAGATTTTCACCAAAGCCTTTTTTCCATGTATCAACAGCAATTTTTTGAAGATTTTCGGCACCTTTCCCAGTCAATCCTAATGAAGCTTGAATTTTCCGCTGTGATCCATCAAACTCTATTGCTGTATTTACAATCGACTTTCCCATTTCAATCAATTTTTCGGATATTCCTTGTAGAACTTCAGCGGCTTCCATTAAATTGTTCATATCAAGTTTCTTATTGATTTCCGCCATTCCATCAGCCGCTTGTGAACCACTTCGCCCAACACTCTGTAATGAGTTTTCAAATTGCTTTAATGTCGTTTTTGCTTGGTTTAATTTAGCTTCAAGTTGCTGCACCTCTGTGGAATTCTCACCATACGCACGTTTTGCTGTGCTTAATTGTTGTTCTAAATTGTGGACGACTTTATCCGTCATTTCTGTTTGCTGACGTAGTTGTTTCTGTGCTAATTCCAACTTATCCGCTTCACTAGCGTTTGCTCCTAATTCAGCATTCTGAAGTTTAAAAGAGCTTGTTAGCTTTTTTTGTTCTGCTTCAAGTTTCTTAGAATTCTCTTGTAAATCTAGTAAAGTTCCGCGTGCTTCTCTCGCTTCAATTGCTTGCTCGGAAAGACCTTCATTCACTCTTTTCATTGCATGATCAAGAGAAGTTTCAGCACGTTCTGCATCAAGCAACTTCCCGTACATTTTATTGAGTTGTTCAGCGGTTGTACTTGTGTCCTTGGACATAGCTTGATATTCAGCACGTAACATAGCTGTACGTTTCTTGGCTGCTTCCATTTGAATTTCAAGCTTCTTCTTTTCAGCAAGAAGTTTATCAGTCATCGTCGCATCTTGGCCCATTGCTGCAATATGATTTTTATATTCTTTCGCTGCATTATTCATAACCATATTGATTTGTTTCAGTGTATTTGCATACTGAACCTGGCCATCCATTTTAAAATTAAGGACGACATTTCTTTCTTTACTATTCCCTGGCATTTTCTCACCTCATTTCTTATAGGAATGGTGTTTGATCTAGCGTGTAGATTTGTTTTGGTTTCTGCTCATGTAATGCATCCGGATTGTTGTATCTGAGATGCATAATGAATTGTTTTAAAAAATGTGCCGGTGTGATTTTCCAGAAGTCACCCATGCTCAAACCAAGCAATGTATTACCAACATAAAAATAAAAATCCCAGTCTAATTCAGACTGAGATTCATCATTTTTAGTCAGTATGTTTTTTACTTTTTTTCTTGCTTCAGCTTCTCCATATCAGAATTCTGGAAAGTTTGGCCACTGAAGATTTCGTATACAACGATGAAGATGTCAGGTAAATCATTCATAGGAATGGCACCTTTCATTTCATCTAATGTACATTCCGTACCACCACTACGTACCATCGCATAAATTAATGCACGCATCAATTTCGCTTCATTTTCTCCCAGGCTAAATTGTCCTTTTCTTAACATATCATTCATTTCTTTTTCAAATTCATGATAAGGTGTTCCAAATGCTTCTTCCACATAAGGAAAAGATTCAAAAGTGAAAATAACAGGGATTGAGACACCCTGTATCTTAATGCTATTTCTAGTTATATTTACATTTACTAAATCACTTAAACGTGCCATAATTACCCTCCTTATTTACCTGTTTGAGTCGTTCCACCTAGCTGCGCTAGTTGAGATTCATCACAAATTACTTGTTTTAGGAAATCTTCAACTTTGATTCCTGTTGCATCAGGGGAACCTGTATCTAATTCAGCTTGTGTTACATCATTAAATAACAATGGATCTGCTGTAATTGTGTAGGCAATGTCATCCACAGTCATTTCATCACCTTGTGTTTTCCAAGATTCCTCTACTGGAGCAACTGTACATTTTGGGTACCAACGTAATATTTTAGTTCCATCATTTAAAGGGAATACAACACCTACTGCAAACTTTGGATACGCCTTTGCCTTCGCTGTTTCAAAAGACACGCCTTTTTTACGTGTTTTTGCAAAGATTTTATCTTTTACTTCACGATTTAGACCAGCAAGGTTAAAAGCTAATCCAAACGCTGTATTTTTGACAATGTTAATAATTTTTTTGTTAGATGCCCACTTTGTAAAATTAGTAGAAGTAGTGGAAATCGTTAAATCAGAAATATTCGTTTGTCTATAAACAATATCCTCATAAGTTGGTAGTGCACTAGAAGTTTCATTTCCCTTCATCAAGCACAGATATAAATCTTCAATCCCTACGGAATATTGAATTTCTTTATTTTCAATTGTCATGTGTCTCATCCTCACATTCTATCCATTATTTTTTGTGCCATAATATCAGCAATTTTGTCACCTTCTGCATCAAAGGTATTCTGAGAAAAATGTAGACCTTTCACTCGACCTTTTCCATTCGCTTTTTTATGGCCATGTTCAGCTAGATACCAATACCATGCTGCATCTTCGAATTCCACAGATACATGATCATTCTTTACAACGACTTTCAAGCTATTTTTTAAATGTACTCGCTTGTTCTTATCCGACATTTTAATACGCTTTTTTAATTCTGCTGCAAAATACTTGGCTGCTTCATCTAACACATCCAAACTTACTTTTTTATTCACCCGTAATAGCGTATTGATATCTTCTAAAGCTTCAGCAAAGCCATTGTTATTTGAAGCCATTACTGGATACGCCTCACATACGTTATAAACTGCGTGATAGTGTCGTCATTCTCGTCATAACCCATTCCATCAAACTGAGAATAAGACACGCCTACTTCATTAAAAACAGCCTTTAATGGTTCATAATCTTTTTCAGTTCCATTTGTGATAACTGCAATTTGATAAAGTGGCATATCTTTTAGAACCTTATTAGAAGCCCTCTTATGTTGCTCATTCACAAATTCATATACAATATAAGGGTAATCTCCCCCTGTAGGAGCACTATCACGAGAAACTGGAATACCAGATTTCTTCATAAGACTTCGCAACTGTTCAAAATTAATTTGCATACGATAGTGACACCTCCATCAATCGGTCTTCTTCTTTTACATAAATGCGTTCAATGTTATAAATACGGCCACCAACTTTTACGCGATAATTCTTTTGATTGTTTTCAATGTCACGATCAATACGAACTTCAATTTTCTTTACAATTTCATTCGTATCTTTTGTTGTGAATTTATCAGTGGCCGTAACTCCAATGTTGTTATATCGAATTTTCCGTTCTAATGGATATCCCATCACAACACGGTCTGTTACTGGATCAATCGTCTCTCCTAATTTGAGTAAATCACCCATCCAATTGAGTTTATTCGTCTTCCTCTTCGGCATCATAAACCTCCTGGACAAAGAATGGTGTCAAAGCATCCAAAGCTTGTTCTAATTCTTTTTCAGCTACACGATATTCATAAAAAATACCTGCACACATAATGACCAGGTATTCCACTTCTCTTCCACATGCTTTTTTTACATATCGTTGACCTTGCTTAATATAAAAAGAGAGCATAGAATCATCCATACCCTCTTCCCAATGAATATGAGATTTTAATTTCTCAATTAAATCATCCATATTAAGCCCCAGTAGAAGCTTTTAAAACATACTTATAAACTGGAACTTCAAATGGAGAATGAATTAATTGAGCATCTAGTAAGTTCCAGATACGGAAGCCTACACGGTTTGTACGTGAGAATAACTCAACTAACTTTTGTACTTCTAGTGATCCAATAACATCTTGAATATAGAACTTAGAGAAATCACCGAAATAGAATATTGGTGTATCTGGTGAATCAGGGATATCAATTGCATCTTCTTCCTCAACAGGGAAGCCTAATAATGTATAACCAATGCCGCCCTCTGCTTGATTAAATGGACGAAGTAATGGGAAACCATCATCCGTTTTCATTGTTTCAATTTTTGTTAGTGCTGCTGTATTTAACACCCATCTTGCTTTTTTACGAATTTCTTTAACCGGTGTATTTTTCATTTTTACTAATGCATCATAGAGATTTTTTTCATCCGTTTTAAATTCAACGGCTTTCTTTGCCAATGCACCATCATTTATATTATTAGCTTCATCGCCATTCACCATATATTGCGTTTCTTTACGAACATAAGCTTTTTTCAGCTCATCCATAACAATTTGTTCAATCGGTAAACCTGTACGTGCTAATAATTTTTTCGTCACTGTAGCCAGTGCATCAAATTCCGTTGGTGATAATTCGATTTCATCGAACTCGATATCCGTTTCTGGCATTTCATTATTTGTTCGCTCATTTTTATGACCTTGTGCTTCTGCCTTTTTAACTAAAACAGGATACTTAATATTTTCTTTTGTTTTTACTCCTGTTCCTAATCGACGTAAGAAGTTTTCTTCTTGAGCATACGTAATAATTTCTTTACTCAAGAAATCTGGAATCGTAACAGAACCATTACCAGTCACTAACCCTAATGCACGGGCTTCCTTTTCATCAATATTACCAACAATGTAGTTAGCAAATACGGAACGAATTTCTGTTTCTTTGTTTGCACGATGACCTTTAGTAGAAAGTGCTGCTGCGATAGATGCTGAAATAGCTGAACGTTGTTCTTCTGACAGTTCCGTTTTTTCATTCGGATTTTCTTTTGCTGCTGGGTCTTCTTTTTTATCTGGATCTTCATCTTTCTTTTTGTCCGGATCTTCTCCTTTTTCTTCCGCTTCTAATTTTGCTAACTCATCAGTGATCGTTTGTACTTCCTTTGTTAATGCTTCTACTTCAGCTTTAATTGCTGCTAATTCTTCTGAACGAACTTCATTTTTTTCTACTTTCCCTTGTAATTCTGCTAATCGAGATTTCGTTCTTGTTAAAGATGCGTTTAAGATTTCTTTTAAATTCATGTTAATTTTCCTCCAAAACTTTTTTTATTTGTTTAATAAGATTGTTTCTTTCTTCTGTATCATCTTCCACAACTGTTTTTACAGCTGCTTCTTCACTTCTCATTTCAATCATGGCTGTATTTTCGCCCCTGGTTTCAATGGAAGTAGCAACATAGGCTGGTGTCATATCTAAAATAGAAACTTCTAAGAGTTCTAATTCTTCAATAGATCGTTTTTGAACACCAGATTCGCCTTCTTCCCAGGAATCTTTTTCAGAAACAAAGCCAAATGACCAACCACGCAACTCTTTATTCCTTGCTTTCTCAATTATTTGTTCATCTGTAACTGTAGCGATGGCTCTTAAACCAATATTGTCTTCGTACAATTCCAGATTGCCATTTTCAATAGAACCAAGCTTTCTATTTTTGTTGTGATTAAAAAGCAAGTCCACATTCTTTGCTTTCTTTAACGCTTTTTCAAATGTCTTAGGAACAATTTTCTCTTTGAAATATCCCTTTGGTGAAGGCAACATTCGACTTTCCCTGTCCACAACATTTACGTAACCATCAAGTATGACTTGATTCCCTCGGACCTCAATTTTCATCATTTTCACATCCTTTCATTCCTAGAAATAGTTTTTCTGCTATCATTTGATGAGTAAGGAGGTGATCCCAATGATTTTATCTATCCAAACAGAAAAAGATTTTAAAGAAAATTTTGAGTTTGCTCACAAAACGTTAGCGTTTATTGACGAAATTGACATTGAAAATCGCGCCAAATTTCAATCCATTTCACAGATTTCTAAAACAAAGTATTTAATCCGTTTCAAAAGTTATTCTTTTCCTGGTTGTCAAGACTACAGCATAACAATTGAAGCAATATATTCGGAGAACCAATGGCTAATTTCTCTTTTGAATAAACCCGTAGATTAACAATTTTATAAAACAAATAGGGAGGCTTCTCTTGTTCTACTGAACACATCAAAATGCCATTTCCAGTCCTACAATTTCCAACTACCACATCGAACATTGTAGGACTTTTCTTATGAATTCTAATGTCCATGTCTCCACAACTAACATGAATTGTATCTCCCTTCACGTTTAGTCACCTCCTTCCACTGAACCATCGGCCGCTTCTTTCTTACCGATTTCGGTTATATCATTTGACATATAAATAGATTGTGATTCCTTTGTATTTTGTTTAGGGAATCCAAGCATATCGGCAACATTATCAGGTGAAGTAATAGCTGTACGCACAAGGTTGTAACCGATATTTGTCTTGTTGCTATAAGTAACAAAATCAAGAATATTTATCTTAAACTTAATTCGTTTCCCCGAATTTTGACCATAAAAAAGAAGACTCAAATGGTCTTCAAAATTTTTCATTATTGGTCTAACTGCCTTGTTGTGGATATACATCATTGCTTTCTCAATATCTTCTTTGATTAGCTCTGTGTATGTATCCACATTTATGCCTAAATACTTACCTAAATCTTTTTTATATACATTTAGGTATGCTAGGGTCTTTTCGTCGTCTAACGGGCTTTTAAGTGTGTCTATTGAATACCCTTTTCCAAGAGGAATCATTTTTACAGACCTAGATTCATCAATTGATTCTAATTGATCTAAAATTGCGTTGATTAACTTTGACTGCGCACCATTCTGTGGATTGATATGAGCATCTAAGTTTAGTAAGAATGCTAATAGTCCACCTTTTTTATATTTGTCAGTTAAAGTTTTCTCGGCTGACATAACACCCTCGAGTGTATCTCTTCCCAAGTCAAGAATACCTTTTCCTCTCAAGTGATCCGCACCAATATTTTTTACATGCCGAATCATAAATGGAGGGATTTCATGACCCCCAATATTGAAATGCTCTACCAAATTATCATCTAACTCGGTAAAAACATTTGAAGCTAAATGTATTTGAGCACCATTTAATATCGGGAATGTTTCCCCCTCGAGTAAATAGGTATTCGTCATTAATTTAATGAATTCCGATTGTGTAAGATAGTTGTTCGGATTCCTTAAGATTTGAAGTGCAATATCATCTTTAATTTCATTTCCAAATTCATCTTCCACAACAATATCAGCCAATACCATTTGATTACTTATGTCTTGTAACAATTCGTAAACATCGCTAGATTGCAAGATGTTTGAATCTGTAACATATACACCGCCGTAACGAATGCTTTTTCCTAAAACATCATCGAGGTAACCACGCTTTTCAGCTTGTCTAAATAAAAAATTTGAAAATCTATCTCTTAAACCCAATTTCTCACCGCCTTTCAATTAACGAACGTTAAAAGGATCCTAAACAAGTTATTGTTCGTATAATTCACATTGCAAACGATATCCCTCTAGATGCCAAATTTGATTCTTGATACGTTCCTCGCAAATCTTTGCTCCCATGTAATAATCGTAGTTTTGTGGATCTACACAAGCTGAATGTTCTACAATGATAAAACCATTCGGAAGCTGACAAGAAACAACTGTACATTTATTAAATATGGTAGAGACTTCTTTTTTTGATTTCGCAAAAATTTTATCTACTTGTTCCTGTGTTACTGTATTTTTCATTACTCAACAACCTCCCAGTCTTCCGCTAATGCATCTGAAGTACTTGGAGCCCACATTGCATGCGTTCCATCCGCACAACGTAATTGTAAGTATGGTCTCACTTTAAAAAGATCGCCTTCATTTAATCCCCATGCTTCAGCGGTTTGTTTATTACAAGGAATTCCCTCTGGATATCCTTTTTGATAAACAACAAACATGTTTTTACCATTCCAACCTCTTCGTGCAATTTTTTCACCATTTTTAACTGCTTCAATTGCTTGGCCAAAATTCATTTCTCATTCACTCCTTATCGATAAATATCACCAATCAATTCATCCATACCTTCTTCAGTTATACTATCCATAACCATCATCGTTTCTTTATGAGCACATAAAAAAGCAACAAATCCATCAATCTTCTTTTTGGACTGTCGCTTACTTGGGGCTTTCATTCCGTTAATATTTGTTACAACTACAACGTTAAGAGCACAATAAACAAACAAAGGATTATCGGTCATTATACGTTTTTCATAAATAAGTATTTCTGCATCATCCATCATTGCATTCATAACGTTAGGCCACTGACTTACTGAGATACATTCGAGGCCAAGATTCTCAAGTTTTTCAATTAACTTTTGTGACATCGCTGGGTCATAGTTTATTTGCTGCACATCATATAAATTCATGCATTCTACAATGTAATCCATAACCTGATCCTGGTTTATCATCTTTCCATCACAAAAAGTAACAAAACCACGTTCAGCCATATAAGTATATGGAACGTTATCTTCTTTTTCACGATGTTCGATATCCTCATTAGGCACAAAATACATTTGTTTAACTTTTAAAATAGACTTTCCATCTTCGGTATAACCAGTGTTAGGGAAATTCAAGCTCACACATGTTAAATCGGTTGTTTTCGATAAGTCTAAACCGATGTAGCAAGTTTCACCTGTTAAATCGCCCAGGTCTTCCACAAGAACATGTTCAACCTGTCCTTGTTCAAAGAAATTTTCAGCCCCATTTACGAATACATTCAAATGTTTAGAAAGGAACTCAGCTTTTTTATGAGCCGAACGTGACGCTGAGATGAATTCTGTTTCAAGTGCACTCATCGTTACAGATACACCGATATTTGGGTTAACCATTGCCCAAACATTACGGTCTGTCCAATCATAATTCTTGTTAGGTTCATATATCATGACAAAACTTGAATCATTATCATCACGTTTCAACACTTCTTTTGCTTCTCGATATACTCGCATACCAACCGATGAAGAACCTTTACCAGCCGTTGATATATTAAACATTATCGGCTCGGCTCGAGAAACTTGTGCTGATTTAAAGTTATCGTACTGATCCATATTTTCTTGAGCATGAAGCTCATCATTTAAAATGAAGTGTGGATTGGAACCCTCAATGGATTGAATGTTTTTACTCATTACAATGAATTGGTTCTGATAAGCTAAATCATCACGAATATAATCATATGTCACACTGGAAATTGTCCCTTTTGGACCTTTATATATGTGTGAGCATTCCATTAATACATCATGGTTCATAATTGTTGCTGCAAATGGCTTTGCTGCATATTGAGCCTGGTTAAAATCACTCGCACAGCAATAACAATCGGCACTGAGTACTCCTTCACCGTACATCGCATAACCAAGGCCACCAACACCGATTAAAGTTTTACCATTCTTTTTAGGAACCTGAATGTAAGCTTCGCGAGTAACTCGGACAATTTGCCCTTTTTCATTTTCATGAACCCATCCATATATCCAGGAGTAAGCGAATTTTTCCCAATCTTCCAGGATAAAAGGTTGTCCGGCTAAATCACCTTTCGTATGACGGACAAATGTCTCAACCCAATCTATCATTTCATTTGCTCGGTCCACATCGAACCAAATATCTTTACGCTTTTTCCATTTATAATAACGGTCTACCATCGCTTTGATAGTATCGGGATATTTTTTAGGATTCTTTCTTACTTGTTTTGCATAAATATCTGCATAGTTAACGCCACGTTCAATCATTTTGCACCACGCCATTTTGCACGATGTTTATCCAATTCACTAACTTTAGCTTTCGGTTTCTGCAACTCTTCATCTTTTCTTACAGAAGAGCCTCCAGTGATTTGTCTACCTGCTTTAGCTCTATTTGTAAGTCCCAATAAATCTAATGCTTTGGTTTTCTTATCAGACCAAGTTTCTACTTGCTGTGCTAATGGATGCTTTGAATTGTTTGTAGCACCAGCTTTATTTGTATGTTGCTGCGTTGCTGGAAACCCTTTTTCTTTCCATTCGATAAACATCGTCATATAAACCTCAAATATATCTAAATAGGATTCAATTAATGGATCTAAAGTAAGGGTGTAAATATCTGCATCACGCATGATTTTTAATATCCGATTTTTCTCAGCTTCTGTTTTATCGGCAACAATTTTTTGACGCTCTTTTTTCGTAGACATTTCACACCCCCCTTTATTTTTTAAAAATGTTGTCTAACGATAGAAATGCCCCCTACGCTACCTATCCTCCCCAGAGAGGAAATTTTAATTTTTGATAGGGGGGCTTCCGAAATAACTCGGAAAAACTTTTTTCGGTTTATCTTCATTTTCTTCGATTGTATGACAAACTGGACAAAGTAATCTTAAGTTATTCTCTTCTAATTTAAGAGTTGGATCTTCCTTGATTGGTATTACATGATGAACATGAGCACGCCTACCAAAGACGAACCTTCCACATCGTTGACAGCAGCCATTCTCCCTTTCGTATACCTTTGACCTTACATACTTCCATGCATCAGTGCGATAAAATGGTTTGTTCTCATGATGATAGATGTTCTTCTTATCTTTCTTCTTCCTTGGTTTGTTACGCTTATGTTCTTCACAATAACGTCCTTTGCTTATCTTGTTACGGCAGCCGTTAAAGTCACAGTATTTCATTTAGTATCATTCGTTAATTGCTCAACGATATGATTACGAATTGTTTCTTCTTTCTTTAACTTTCCTGGTACATCGATGCCATTTTCTTTTGCAAAGGATAGTAACTGTTCAACATTCATATCATCCAGGTTAATCTCATGCCCTACCACCTTGCCATCAATCGCACTGAAGTCTTTACCCTTCGCAAAATCTATTCCTCCGATCATAGTCTCAGGATTAACAGTTACTTCAAATCCCGGTTCTTCACCTATAGGTACAAATAAACTTCTCTTTTCTTTTGTATCCCAATACTCTGTACCTGATATTGTTTTTCTAATTTCAGTAATCATTTAAGCTCACTCTCCTTACCTTTTCTTTAATGCTCCTACTAACCAACCTGACCAAAGACCTAAAATCATTGCTACTGTCATAGTCATTGATTTTCTTTCTTCCAATTCCCGAACTCTTCTTTAGCAAGATCCAAGCCTTTATCTAACCATTGCAACTGTATCTTATTTTGTTCAACAATTTCAGAGCTAGTTTTTATTGTTGCTACAATCTGTTCTCTTCTAGCCTCTTGTTCTTTAATCCACGCATCCATTTGTTTTACATATATCTCATCTGGATTCATTTACTTAACACCATCCTTTTCAAATGCAACACGTTTGCGCCTATCTTGACCTAGATAACATTAATAACTCTCTCATGCCATCTACAACTTCTTTATCATTTTCAACAAGCTTACCTTTAACATAGATATCTCCATTGCTTTTCAGAGATACCATTTCTTGTTCACCAACTCTCAAGATGATACTGTCATGTGAAGTATCTCTTGCTAACTTATTCAAATCTCCATTATGCAACGTTAAAGTCATCTCTACACCACCTATATAATTTTTACATAATAAAAAAACACTCCATAAGGAAGGCCTCTTCACTCCTTTGCACAATATAGTTTAAAAGGAGTATGTTATGAAATTCTCACAAATACTAATCATTATCTTTGCTGTTAACATTATTATATGGATATGGTTTTTCTAATTAAAAAGAGCAACCGTGCACCAGTTGCCCTTTCGTCAATTTCTTATGTTATTACTATAATTCATATTTTCAAGAGTTTCGTTTCCCTAAAAGTACCTTCCCAAAAAGTAACCTTATAGATCATCCACAAATTTTATGATCTTTCTTACTTCAGCGTGCTTACGTTTAATATAATTCGGACTGTAATTCAAATCACATGCAATTTGTTCTAATGTCATACCATATATGTATTTCTTCACAAGTATTTGATTATCTAGCCCTTTAAACTTATTAACCAATTCCATTAGGTCATACATAGCATTCATTTCATTCGCTAACTCATATTCAATTGCTTCAATACGTTCTTCTACTTTTGCACCTTCCGATTCAGCGGTTAAACGTACATCTCGCAAATCACCACTGACCCAGCGTTTTAATTCAGCTTGTGCTTTATCTAAGTTGTAATCTAAGTATGCAATTCGTTCTTCTAATTTCTGATAGTCTTTCAGCCAGTCAAACAAATGATGATTCACCTACTTTCCTTACTTCTTCCACAACTCATTGCTCACCACGCATTTTTAAATAGTTTTGAGCAAATCGTAATTGTTGAGCAATATATGGATCGTTTTCTCCTCCGCCACTCACTAACCAATCTCTTACACGAGTGTTGATATCTCGTAACACTGGATATGGTAATTCAGATGATAATTCAATGATTTTTTGTAAATAAGTCATTCAATCACCTCATGTTTAAAAAACTTAATTTTTGTAAATTCATTCAAACCCCAATTGTAATCTGTCGCCCTTAAAAGCGTTCCATTTTTATTTTTAAAATAAATATCCTCAACTTTATTCCTTGAAATCAGTTCAAACACATCAGCTAGTGAAATTTCTTTATATCTTTCCATTTAAATTACCTACCTTTCTACTTTTAAAATATAAATCTCTTAAAACACGTTTAATTTCATTCCTAAGATGTTTTAGCGCTTGTACACCTAATTTGTATTCAGAAAGAAATAGAGCTTCAAATTACTATGATTCTGGCGTTCATTTCTATGTCGGAATGTGTCGATTGTATTCAATTAACGTTTTTATATAAAAAATTTTCACCTTTTAATCAGACAAGCATATGTTATTGTATGGAAACACTCCATTCCATAAGTTCAAACCTTTTAAACTAGGAGCACACTTATATGTGTGCTCTCTTTTTTATTTATTTTCAAATAACGATTTTGTTAAAATTCCCACTGGCCTTTTTTCTTTAATGACATGCTCCATACTTCCAAGTGATACATACAATATTAAAAATTTACTCGTAAAAATCTGATTACGATTCTTTAAATTTTTTGTATCTCATGAAACATTCACCTACCTTACTAAGAGTGCATATAAGAATGCGCTCTTTTTATTTATTATCAAAAATTTATTCAGCAATCGTTTCTCCATCTACAATTTTTAATTGACTAGGAGCAACTTCCGTTGTTCCATCTGATTTAACACTGTACTCTACGCCTTCATGCGGCTCTTCAAAACTCATTTGTCCTTCTGGAACATCATCATTTTGTGGACGACTCTCCATTACTTCTTTAGGAGTTTGATAAGCGAAAGTTAAATCAATCAAAAAATACTGACCGTATTTGTTATATTTCTCTGCGATTTTGTGCATTTGAAGGTTGTCATTTTCTTTAGCCGCTGAAATAATTTCCTCCGCTTCTTCACGTGTATCTGCATAATGTTGTTCCTTTTGATTAAGTTGTACTTTTGCCATTGATAACTCCCCCTAATTAATAATCGTTTTTTGTTTTTCATAAGAATATGCCATATTAAAAAGCTCCTGTTTTCAAATAATGATTTGCATGATAATAAAGGACATGATATATCCAATTACCAACAAACTTTTTATCTAAATAAACAATTTCAAAGTCATATCTTGCTTTAAAAGTATTAAGTCTACCGAGTAATGCTTTCGGGTTATATCTTGATTTATAATCACCGGTAAGTATTTTTTCGTAACCATGTGAATCTTCCACAATTAGAGTGAATGGAATATCCTTTGAACGAATCAATTCATTTTCAAATCTTGTTTGCGTATCTTTTTGTAGGTTACTTGTAATTTCATCGATACTCATTTTTCTTTCTATCCGACGATCTAAATAGATATCACGTGGTATGCCTAACTCTTCATTTTTGGGAATCATGCAGCCATAATCACCGGTATCTAATTTTTGTATTTTAACTGGTACATCTTTTTGAATTAAATAATCACGAATATGTTGGTTCTGTTTCTCTCTTGTATCAATCACGATTGTGAGTGTTTTAAGAATGTTGTTTATTTCTTTATCCGTGTAATGAAAACGAATCATTTTGATTCCTCCATTAACTCTGGGTTTTCGTAGATGTTTCCAACGACTTCTAATTCACTTGAAACCAAAGACCCTAAATTCCGTTCTGATAGATAGTTGGTAAATATACGAAATGCCGCCTCATCGCCCCTATAGATGATTTGACCTATTTCATTCTCTTCATGAGCAGCGTGTAGTAATTTAACAATATCCTCTTCATAAATCTCCTTGCCGTTCTTGTCTTTTAGGCCTGTATATTGCATTAGATGAACATTTTCTCCATCAATCCAACCTTGTCCAACACCTGGACCATAGAATTTCAATCCGTTCCCATCCAATTTAGGACCCATGCAAAAGTGTAATTCTGAAACATTGTGCATTAGATTTCCATCCCATACACGAAACTTGATTTTTCTCATTTTCATGCTCCTTTCCTTGCATATATAACCGCACGTTCATATATCTTTCTAGCCATTGCATTCGATTCATCATTTTCAAATTGACGATGATCCTCATAAACATCTGTCCAACCGTTATTAGCAAGGACAATCGTCCACTCATAAAACAGTTGCAATGAATCTTCTTCTTCAACTAACCAATTGTGTAATTTTTGATTATGTTTCCACCCACAAAAATGATGAAATATCTTCATTAACGTAATTTTCTCCGCACTCTCATCTTTCCAAGATTGAAACCAATCATAAATAGCTTGATAGTTTTGTTCGGCAGCTTTCATAACTTCCGTTGGAATTAAATTTTGTTTTTTTATCGCAACTTGATTATCTTTTTCATCAAGATAGATATTTGCACCTGATTTCCAAATTAAACTTAAAATTAGTAGTACTTTCATTTTTCGAAGAAACTCCCTTCGGGTTATTAAAAAATGAAAAAGTTACTTAAAAACCCTCAATTGTTACTAAAGAATTTCTTTAATAACCCACTCGAACCTTACAGCCACAAGAGATTACACCAAAACTGTTATTAAAGTTATCGGTGTTTGGGTATTACGACTCCTAATATATATATTTTTATTTTTTATTTTTTTATTTATATAGAATCCCAATAACCAAAATAACAAAATAACTATAAAATATAACCTAAACCCTTGATATAACTGGATTTATAGAGGGTTATTAAAAATCAAAAAGGGTTATTAAAGTAACAAAAAGGTTACTGAGTGACCTTAAATTTGCCGTTTTTATTGTTTTCAGTAACACCTTTAGTAACAGGCTTGCGTTCATTTAAGGTAATTCCTGTAAGAAACGTTCTGTTTTTAGAGCCTTTCGTTTTTCCAAATCCTTTTGTTTCTAACATTCTATAAAATGATCTATTTCCCAAAGCTCGTTCGCCAGAATTAAAGCACCATCTTTCATAAACGTTGTATAGTTCTTTAGCTTCAATCGTGATTGATTCATTTTCACGCTCATCTACATAACAAACTTCATCAAGGAATGGCGCTAAGATATCCATATCGTCTTTATATTTCCCAGTCGCTTCTGCTACGACCTTCGGCTCTTTTAACCTTCCCTGCTGCCACTTCATGCAGCCCTCGATTGCCCAATTCAAGATACCTGGCATTTCTAGTGATAACTTTTCAGGTAATCTTTTATCACGTTTATGAGATGGTAGATTCAAGTTAAAAGGAATTAATTTAACACGTCGCCAAATTCCTTCATCAAGGCCACCAATTACTGGCTTATGATTTGTCGTGAAGAATACTTTAAATTCCGGAACAAACTCAAAATATTCTTGTCTCAAGAATCGTGCTAATACTGGTTCGCCACCTGTAATTTGTTTAACAAATGACTCAGAAAGCTTTTCTCCTTCTTCACTTTCAATGGCACTTACGAACCGCGCCCCAACAAGCCGAGCAATATCATTATTTGCACCGGTATCTTTTTTCTTAATGAATGTATCTGACTTTGCTTGCTTTCCATATTCGCCAAGTAAGTCTTTGATAGTATTGATAAATGTTGATTTACCATTCGAACCACCACCAACTAAGAACATCATGATTTGCTCTGAAATATCACCTGTTAAGCTATAACCTATAAGCCTTTGCATATACTCCACTAGATCCTGGTCACCTAAGAATATTTGATCTAAGAATGCCAACCATGTTGGACATTTTGCGTTTTCATCAAATGAAACATTAGTAATTTTAGTTAAACCAAGTTCACGATCATGTTGCTGCAGCTTTCCTGTTTTTAAATCGACAATGCCATTTTCAACATTGAACAAGGATTTATACTTATCAAAGTCCTCACGCTCACCTGGAACCAATGGCATAAGATCCTTAATGCTATTCATACGAATATTTCTCCGTTCACACATTCGAGCCCATTTTGTTTCTAATTCATCTTCTGATTTATAAAGACTTCTAAGTACTTTTGCTGTAATTCTTTCAATCTCTTTTTTCGTGTCCAACTTCCAGCGTTTACCGTCCCATATGTACCAGCCAATATCGCTAACATATTTGATTACATGGCCATATTCATATGCGATACGTTCAGCGTTTCCTAATTCAGTTAAACGGAATTTCTTTTTCGGCTTGTCCTCCACAACTTCAACCGCATCTTCATTCATGAAATCAAAAGAAAATTCTTCGAATTGCTGTTTGTTATCTAAAATAGTTGTGGAAATAGATGAAATGGCTGTTGCTATCGTTCTTTCACCGTATGTTTCATTTGTATCGCTAAAATGAATAACGTCCCATTTATCACGTATAAGGCTTGACTCACGAAACATTGAGTCCATTCGAATTGCTGATTTCCCTGTCCAAAATGCTAAATGATTACATAGAGAAAGGTCACTTGCTGAATGATCATCATTTATTAAGCTGCCATTGTATAACGAGCGAATTTCATCACCATTCTTACTTCTAAACATTCTTTCCCATAGAGCATCGTTCGAAATTTTGATTTCATCTTTTTCAAACTCTGCTAAATTTACACGACCTTGAATGTCGCTATCATCAAAATATTTTTCAAATACTTCAGCTAGTTCATCCGTTCGCTCGTATACATCATTAGAATTCTCACGATTTCCAGTAAAGGTAAAGAAGCGGCCGTATGAATAAATTTCTAAACCATGCTTTGTATTTTTCCGTCCAGTACCTAAAACAGATTGTGGAAGACCACCTCTAATAATGATGTGAATCCCATTTCCTGACGGCGAAAATTCTGTATAGCTATCTAATGTATCGATAATCTCTGTTGCAAAAGTATTTGTTTTTCCATCCACAACACACTTATCAATATCTATTCCGATGTAATTGTCTTGCCTGCTGAACACGAAACCTATTCCGTCATAGTCACCTTCTAAGTAAAATTTGACCGCTGTTGCAAATGTTGACCAAGTACGCCTGTTATTTGCTTGGGCCATTTCGCCAGTGACCTGGCACGGAACTTTTGTCTGCTTGCCATTTCGCGTTTCGAACTTCCACAAGATCCATTGAGGAAGGGCCTTTAACTCGGCAGGAATTTCATTAAAATTGTATGGATTCTTTTTCATTTTGCCCTCCGATTATTTGCTATTCTTCTAAATAATCATTAATATCTGCTCCCAGTGAATTGCATGCCCTTTGCAACGCTTCTCGCAGCTTATTGTTTTCATTTTGTAAATCTTCCTGTTGTCCCATTAAAGCAATTAACATTTTTGAACCTGGAGGATTATTAACCCACTCTTCGCCATTTCTTAAAAATTTAACTTCATAGTTTTCTTTCAAAACTACATTGTATTTTCCATTTTCAACTGGGATATTATAGATGTCTTTCACCTTTATTCGCCTCATTTCGCTGATTTAGGGTATAAAAAAGAGAAGTCGACAAAACCGACCTCTCTATTTAGTTATTTAGAATGGTAAATCATCATCGCCAACAGTAATCGGTGGTCCACTTTGTTCAGGCGGCGTTACATTCGATGGTGCCACAAATTTAACTTTAGCAAATGTTTTTTCATCCTTATTTGTTTCATGTTTTACATAAGCTAAAACCGTTTTACCTACAATCTCACGTACAACAACATTTAATTCCAAATCCTGTTTACCTGTGTATCCGCAAGCTTTTAAGAATGAGTTACGTCTTCTTTCAGTGTCCTCTGCATATTCTTGAATGTTAGTAGTTAGATATAGAGTGTTATATAGGATTTTTGCTCCTTGATGTTTTTGTTCAATATCTGAACGGATTTCCACATCAAATCCAATAGAATATTGACCTTGCCATTCTTTTGCTTCAGCAGTAATAATTGTAACTTCATACTTACCTTCCTCTACCAATCCAAACCCTTGTGATACATTTTCTTCATCAAATTTAAATTTAAAACTCATTGTTTATTTCCCCCAGTATTTTAGTTTGTGGATGACACTAATAATTCTTGTTGTACGCAACCTTTACGCTGATCTAAATGATTCTTAGCAAAAATACTTTGATTACCTTCTAAAACAAAACCTCTTGTACCATCTGCCTTTTTCACTAATTGACCAACAACATGAACGATTCCCATAATGTGATTTACAATTTTATCACGAATATCCGGAATGAATTGTGTATATTGCTGACCATCATCATGAGTGATATTTCTTGTTGTCTCCCAAGCTGTGAAAATAACATTTGCATCTAATGAATTAAATGTTTCTACTAACTTTAAAAGATGGTTATCTAGTAAAGCATAGTCCTTTAATTCAGGCATACCACTTTTTGTTTTTTCACCTTTATTAAGCAGCCATAACTTTTGGTAATGCGTTAAGTTATCGATAAAGATGTTGTCATACTTACCAATGTTTGCTTTTGCAAGTGCGAAGAATTGTAAAATGCTATCATGTGGATTTTCACCATCAATTTTAGCTACATCTACATTTTTATAACCCGATAACACCTGACTTGTCCCATCGATATCAAACACCAATGTTTTACCTGGTAACAATCCAGCAACCGTTGTTTTACCGTTACCTGGTTTTGAATAAATGATAATTTTTGCTTTTTCACTTTTGATAATTTCAGCACCATTTGTGATTTCCAATTAATTCACTCCTTCACCATATTTTTCAGAACAAAAATTGAAGCTTCAATGTCCTGGATCTTGCTTTCAGTATCTTGGATATTCTTTTCAAGGATTGGTTTTCTTTCTATTACCCTTTCTAGCTTGCCGTGATAATCTTTTAATCTCCCTTGCTCCACATATAATGACTTTTCTAATTCTTCAATAGCAGCGTTCATTTTACTCACCAGCTACTTTCTTTATGGAATGAGACTCTACATATTGTTTGATGCAATCTGTTTCATCGTGTATGTAATCACCATCAATTTCTCGGTACTCTTCACCCAAATAGATTTCTTTACCGCAACTTTGACAATGATCCATCACGTTATTGAATGAGGAATCCTGATGGTTCCCGATTACCATTGAATTTTCGAGCATTTGGTATCCCTCCAATTTTCTCTTCCATTCTTTCTTGAGTGTAAAGAGAGAAATAGGTTACATGATCATTAATAAAGGAAACTTCATAAGGATAATACTTTGATTCACGTTTTAGTATTAAAGGCTTAGTCTGAGATTCATCTAACAATGATTCCAATACTTCATTTTTTAGATGTACTTCCTTTCCATCAATCCTAATGATTCCATGTTCATTTTGTGCTTCTCGAATAACTTGTACAGCTTTAGCAACTTCTTTAATATCCATTACTGCCATTCCTCCCCTACAACTTTTAAGGCAGCTAGACATATGGCCATTGGAGCTGTTTGAGCTTCTGCCATTTCAATTTGTGCTAATGAATCTTTGACTTGAAGAGATTCAATCTTTACTACATATCCACCATCAATCCATTTATGAATTGAAAAGAATATGCCTTCTTCTACAAACTTTTCAACTACTAACCAAGCATCTTGAATGTTCGTACTAAACTTAGGTAATTGCGGATGCACAGCACCTTTAGGTGTTTCTACCCACATTGATTTAAGAATTGATGTTTCAGGTGGTTTAATCCATCCCATAACCTTTTCCGCGACTAACTCATCAATTGGTTTATCGTTCATTTTTTAGCCTCCCTTTTCAATTCTGCTAACGCATGGAAACAATTATTTCCTGTGTAACGAGCGATACTTAATGCTTCATGTGGTGTATATCCCTCTTCCTCTACTAAGTGAGCAAGACCAGTAACAATTAGCTGTATGCCAAAACTTTTATCTGTTATATCAGCAACTAATTTAGGTGTGATTTCATTAGCCATTTATATCTTTCTCCTAATCTATAAATTTGGAATTATACGAGTTACACCAGTAGTCCGATGGACCAAATGCAATTCCTTATTTATTTTCTTAAAAATCAACCAATCCTCTGGATTTAAATCCTGTGATTGAATATGAATCTTTTCACGTTTATTTGGCTTCTTACCGTTCTTCACGCTTGTCCCTCCTTTACACAAAATCAATTCATGCTATAATGACCTCAACATGTGTTTTTATTAGACCGTCAGCCCCAACTGGCGGTTTCTCTTTATTATCCTCTTTCCCAAGAAAAAGGATTTTTGTTTTATTGGCTTATAATCTGGATTCATCTTTTTAAACGCACGTGTTTTCGTTGTATGAACTGTTGATTTTTTCATTTCTAATTTCATAGCAATTTCTTCTGTGGTATACCCTTCACCAACGTGCATAATGATGGACTTTTCTTTTTCTTCAAGAACGCTCGTTACTTCTTCAAATTCGATATGTTTTGTTACCTCTTCTTCCACATCGATAGGAGACACCGCATAAAATCCGTGTACCTCTTCCTCCTCTTGATGATAGTCAATCGAATGAATGTTGATTTTATTCCTTTCTTCATGGCTAATCCGTCTACTAATCTTAAACAGGCTCCCTTTCAAGTGAAGCTCATCACTCATGGCCCATTTCATACCTCTCATTACGTATGCACTAAACGTTTCTATTCTCTCTGGATCATGCTTTAAACAACGCTCCCATAAATACATACGACCGAATTGAATTAAATCATCAAGTTCCATATTGTTTAACTCTGCGATTTTCGCAGCCCTTGTCATACTTCCAAATTGTTGTTTAATTGCAGCAAACACTAGATGTTGTTTTTCTTCAAACAAATCATTTGCCAACACTCCTTACCACCCTTTCCTTTTTATACAGCTCGAAAGCATTCAACATTTTGTCGCTCAATTAAGTACGGTTTTAAATTATATTCCAGTACGATATAATCACCGAACTTGTAATAAACATCACCTTGCATAATTTCATCACCATATACATCTTCAATTGGATGATCAGGTTCTTTAGTAGATTCCTTCCCACCAATGTCTTCCACAAATATTGCATCGATATTACTTAATCCAATGTGGAAGGGTACTTTCTTATTAGCACCTGTATACTCGATTTTTGTTAAAGCTCCAAATCCATTTTTAAACGTTGCAAACTCCTCAACTGTAAAACTTGCTGTTGCACCAGATTTAAAAATTACTGTTACTTCCCTCATTTAACTCACCTCATTCATTTTCTTTTCCATTTCAACCCACTCTTGCGGAAATACAATCTTTCCATCGAGTGCATGAACTACAGTAAAATCATCTTCATCACAAATTCGAACTTCAGGGAAAATACGCTTTTGTAAATTTACGTAGTTCCAAGTTTCTTGTGCATTCGCAAGGTTAACCGCTGGACAAAACTGTCCGTCTTTTTCAATAAAACAATAACCTTTGAACAATTAACTCACCTCCCTTCGAGTTGAAACCTTACGGTTCATTTCACTTAATTCACGTCTTCTTCTCATCTCATCCACGAACATTTGCGCAGGGCTGTTCTTCGCTTCAGCACATCTTTTTACAACCTCTGATGCTTTCATTAATTTACTTGCGGATAATACTCCGTTCATGATTGGTCACCTTCCTTATATAAGTTTTCTTTACGTTCTTCTTCTAAAATACGAGGGATAGATGTTTTCATGAAGAATTCCACCATTCTTAACTTTGTTTCTTCACTTGGTGGATTATCCAATACAGTTCGTTCCATTAACAGCACCATCCATCTCCAAAACTTCATGTTTCATGAAGTTAGTTGGTAAAAAAATTTCTTCAATACCTTTTCCAAGTTTTTGAGCGATCAAGAACATTTCATTGGCTTTAAATTGGGTAACTCCATGCTCTTTATTAACATATGTTCTTTTATCAGTTCCTATTAAATCAGCCATATCTTGCTGCGTTAACCTGTTATACATACGCAATGATACTAGTTTTTCTTGCAAAATAATCCACCTCACTTTCGACAACTTCATATTACATGAAGTTCTGACATAATTCAACAATTATTTTCATATTTTATGAAATTTATTATTTATTTTCTTGTTATATGAAATTTTTAGTTTAAAACTTCATGAAATATGATATAATGAAGTAAGAAAGAAGGTGAAACTTCATGAAACAAGATGTTTCTAAATATGTTGGTCAACAAATTAAAAACTTTAGGAAACTAAAGAAAATGACACAAAAAGAATTGGGTTTACAAATAGGAAAAAAACATAATACAATTTCATCTTATGAAAATGGTACAAATGAACCTGAGCAAGATGTGCTCTTCGCAATTGCACAAGCATTAGATATATCCATTAATGATTTGTTTCCACCTACAAATGAGGTGTATAAAGCTAATAATCAAATTATTTCTTTAGTAAATGAATCTGATTACACTTATTTCCCAACTTCAATTTCAGCTGGTTTACCTATACAAGTTGACGGAATGACAGAAATGGATTTGGAAACTATACGTATTCCTGATTCATTAATGGGGAAATGGGCAGGTAGAGAAGATATTTTTATGACTCGTGTTAATGGTGATTCAATGAATAAAGTCATACCTCACTCTTCTTTAATTGCCGTAAAAGAAGTGACATTAGAAGAACTTTATGATAATGACATGGTTGTTTTTAGTAATGGGTGTGATTATTGTGTAAAGCGTTTCTTTAATGACAAGGAAAATAAACGGTTAATATTCCGACCAGATTCTTATGATAATTGTTTCTTTGATTACACAGTATCTTACGAAGATGCCGCTAATATAAAAATACACGGTAAAGTAGTAATGTACTTAGTTTCATTAGACTAATACAAAAGGTGATTAAATCCTTAGCGCTAGGAATTTAATGGACAGCCCGTACAGCTGTCCTATTTTTTTAAAAGGAGAGATAATAGTGACTGTTGGGATTTATATAAGAGTAAGTACAGAGGAACAAGCACGAGATGGTTTTTCTATCTCAGCTCAACGCGAAAAATTAAAAGCATATTGTGTAGCACAAGACTGGGATAATTTTAAGTTTTATGTGGATGAAGGTGTATCAGCAAAGGATACGAATCGACCACAATTAAGTATTTTATTAAATCATATTCAGCAAGGCTTAATCACTACTGTTCTCGTTTATCGTTTAGATCGTTTAACTCGTTCTGTTATGGATCTGTACAAGTTACTTGATGCATTTGATAAATATAACTGTGCTTTTAAATCTGCAACAGAGGTTTATGATACTTCTACAGCAATGGGAAGAATGTTCATTACAATTGTTGCTGCACTTGCTCAATGGGAACGAGAAAATTTAGGTGAACGTGTAAGAATGGGTCAATTAGAAAAAGCTAGACAAGGAGAATATTCAGCAAAAGCTCCTTTTGGATTCGATAAAAATAAACATAACAAACTTGTAATAAATGAGATTGAAAGTAAAGTGGTTTTAGATATGGTAAGAAAAATTGAAGAAGGTTACTCTATCAGACAACTCGCCATCCATCTAGACAGCTACGTTAAGCCTATAAGGGGCTACAAATGGCATATACGTACCATATTAGATATTCTTTCTAATAACGCCCTGTACGGAGCTATAAAGTGGTCTAACGAAATAATTGAAGGTGCACATGAAGGAATCCTTACTAAGGAGCGGTTTATACAATTACAAAAGATACTATCTAGCAGACAAAACATTAAAAAGAGACAAACACATTCAATTTTTATATATCAAATGAAATTAATATGTCCTAATTGTGGGAATCGTTTAAGTAGTGAACGATCCAGATATTACAGAAAAAAAGATGAGCAACATGTGGAGTGTAATCAATATCGATGCCAGTCGTGTGCACTGAATAAACTTACAACTAAACCTTTTGCTACTAGTGAAAGAAAGATAGAATCTGCATTAATGAATTACATTTCAAATTTACAATTTGAACAAGTACCTAAAATAAATAATGAAAATAACGAATTAGAAATACTAAAAAAACAAATAAAAAAAGTGGAAAAACAAAGAGAAAAATACCAAAAGGCTTGGTCAAACGACTTAATGACAGACGATGAATTTACAGAACGGATGAATGAAACAAAAATACTATTGAATTCTGCCAAAGAAAAGTTACAAACTTTAGAGGTGAATAACCATCAAGAGATAGATGTAGCTGTGATAAAAGAAAAAGTGAATAATATCAAAAAGAATTGGTCTCATCTATCTCCTGACGAAAAGAAACAGTTTATGAGTATGTTTATAGAGAGTATCAAAATTGATAAAAAAGATGGAGTAACAGAAGTATTAGATATAGAATTTTATTAG